CCAGACATAATACCTGTATTAGTAGAGCCACCTCTTCGAAACATTGGTCTTTTTAATATTCTGCTCATTATGGTTTTTTACCAAATATCCTTCCATAGATATCAGCGCCTGCTAAACCTAAACCTAAAGCTGTTGTTAATGGACTAGCTTGAGTTGCTTGTGGAGCATCACCTATTTGTACAGTCCCTAGACCCGACAGACCAGCTACACCTTGACCTAACATTGATAATCTTCTTCTTGGATCATCAACTGCCATTTGTGCTGCTTGTCTTTGTGCATCACGTACTGCTTGTGCTTGAGCTTGTTGCTGTGCACCTAATGTGCCAAGACCAGATATCTGTGCTCTACTAAAGTCTTGAGCTCTCGCTCCTAGTCCTGATTGTAAGTTAGCTAAACCCATTTGATTTGCTAAATCTTGTTGTCTTGCAGCTTGTGCTTGTTGGAAACCTTGTTGTAATAAATTAGATTGTATAGCCGCTCGATTCCTGTCACTTGCTGATTGATACTCTGCTCTTTGTACACCTTCACGGCCACCACCAAATGCACCTGGTATACCAAGTGTTGCTGCTGCTTGTTGGTTTTGTCTTATCTGAGCTTGTCTATCAAATTCTGTTAATGTTGCATCTATAACTTGTTGTTGATACGGCGACATGTAAGCTGTTGTTTGAGCAGTTGTCATAGGACCTGTTAATGCAGTTGCCCCTGTTGCAGCTGTTTTTGCTTCTGTTAAAAAGGGTTGATAAGCACCAAGACCTGTTGTTGGGTCTACTGCTTGTGTTCTAGCATCAATTTGTAATTGTGATTCAGGTTCAACTGTTGGTGCAAGTTCAGCCATACCTGCTCTTGTAATACCAAACTGTTGTGCTTGTGCTTGTCTTTGTGCAAACTGTTCTGCAGTTTCACCTGGTTGTTGAGTTGTTGCTGTAGTAATACTAGGTATACCAGCTTGTCTTGTAAGATCTGCTGCATAAGTTTTACCTAATGCTTCTACGTATTCTGGTGGTAATGTTCTTGTTTCTGTTATACCGCCTGTTTGATATTCATATCTCATTATGCTCTTCTCTTTTCTAATTTTTTCATTGTATCATACATTCTTTGTGCTCCTTTTTCAATACTGCCGCCACCCGCTCCTCGAACAGCGTTAGCCGTCATTACAAATTCGTTCTTAGATAACATAGCGGGTACGTCATCTGCTTTTTCTTTAATACCTACTGGTACAAAACCACCTTTATCTCTGTAGTCTCTTTCCATAACTCCTGCTTTATTTGTTCTCATAATACCTGTTGGCATACCACCATCACGAACATTGTATCTTGCAACAAATGCATTTTTACCTGCATCATCTAGTGCAGAATACTCTGGGTCAAATTTATAATAACTATCCATATAAGTTCTCATTTGTTGGCCAACTCTTTCTTTTCTTGCAGCTAGATAATCTTCCATGGTTTCACCAAGTACTGGTTCTCTAAACTCTCCTTGAAAGTAACTTGCTAATAAAGAAGCTCCTGCTGTAACAGTTCCCGCTGCTAGTTGCGCTGCAACTCCTCTAGGTAATTTTTCTATAAATTTTTTTAATCCTTTTTTAGGAGAAATTTGAGGAAGTAAATCTGTAGGATCTTTTGTTACTTTAGAAGTATCTACTTGTTTTTTATTAAATAAATCTCCTATTGCCTGTGTTCGCTCTTGACTTAATGGAGAAGTAAAAATTTTGTCATCAGCTCCTCTAAAACCTAATTGAGTATCTCCACCACCTACTGTTCTAAACAACTGACCGGCTGCATAAGTTCCAAGACCTTGTTTCACTGCATCACTTAAACTACCTCTTTGATCAAACCTACCAATACCTCTCATCAATCCAGCAATGGCTGGGTTAAACGGTGCAACGAATGGTGCAGCTTTAACTGCAACACTTGCAAGTTCATTAGGTATAAGTTTTCTTACTCTGTCTTTAAGTTTATCAATAATCCCAAAACCTGTTCTACTGCCCATCGGTATACCTGTATAACCACCACCACCAATAGTTCCTGAAGCGACATTCATAATTCCACCTTTATTACGTAACTGTCTTGGCATTTTTGCTCTATTTATCATATGTCAATTGTTTTATTATATTAAAAAGGCAGGGATTGCACCTGAATTTACATTAATACTTGTTTTTCACAAGTAAATCAAGACTATGTTGTAACCTCTCTAGGCTTAGATTCTAAGGCTGAAAGGACTACATGGAGTCTATTGGCTGTTGCCGCAGTCACTTTTAATACTTCACTTTCTTGTAATACTAAAGGAGCTGATAATAATTCTGTTGTTGCATTAGCAGATATAGCTTTAGTTTTAAAAAGACTAAATACTGCATCTGATGTATCTGTTATAGTAACTGTTATAGTATCAGAATTTCCAGAATCCTCTGATACCAATATAGATTTAATTACGGCTGTTGTAGCCGATGGCACTGTATATAGTGTTGTAGCCGATGTAGATGTTAAATCTGCTTTTTTATTTACAAATGAATTAGCCAAAGAAAAAAGCCTCCACCTCTGATTCGTCTTTTAAATCTTGTTGATAAGTAGTGTTTAATTTTTGCACTATACTATCTACATCTCTTACAAAAGACTGTTGAGTTTGTTGATCGTATTTTACGTTTGGTTGTGTTAATGATTGTACTATTCTTGCCATTATCTTCTTCCATCCGGTTGATAATCAATTCTAAATGTACCTAGTTTCCAAAACTGACTTGTACTAGTGTTATCTATCTTTAATGATATTGATCTAGCTCTTGCTCTAGTGTCAATCTTTTGTGTACCACTTGTTACAGTAAATGGTCCTAACGTTGAGCTAGCTGCTGTATCATTAGGAAAATCTCTTAAGTTTAATGTTATTCTTGCGTCCCCCGTTTGTGATAAAAAGTCAGGTATAACTCTTCTTATTTTCATCATAAACTCACCATCACCAGTAAGTCCTTGTTGACCAATATCAAAATCACCTGATTCAATTGATGCAGTTATTGCAGTTGTTGCACCTTCTTTAATTTGATTTAATCCTGTTTCATGTTCATAGTAAGTTGATGTACCATCACTATTACCAAAAATATAATTAGTATCTGTTGTAGCGGTTGTACCATCTGAGTCATATTCTGTTGCATGAGGTTTACCAAATACAGCAGAATCTTGCCACGCGCTCCTTGCTAATGTACCTGTAGTCCATACAGGTCTTTCGGGAGATGAGTCTAAATAGTTATAAGTTACAACTCTATTAACTGTGCCTGATCCAGAATTTGGATAAAACCACATAACCTCACCAAACAAGTTATTTAATCCTGCATTAATGTGTTGTTTAGGAATTGTATTAATATCATCATAAACAAAGTCTTCAACTAAACATGGTAGTGATTCTAGTTTACCAGTATATCTAAAAAAACCATTTTCTGACATCCAATAAGCTGCACCGTCAACCTCTACTGCTGCGTTCTGTCCTATCAATCCACAGTTTGTACCTACTTGTTGAAATGAAAAAGTAAACGGTGGACCAACAAATCTCATAATAAACAACGCTGTGTCTGTCCAAATATAAATTGCATCTCTACCTCTGATAGCTCCAACAATCTTAGATCCATCTGCAAGTCTTTGTGTACCTGCAGTGTTAGTCGCTGATGGTGTATATGTATTAATATCTTCTTGAGATGAAAATCTTATAAACATTTCATCTTGTGTAGATTTTGTACCAATCGTTGTTTCTGTTCCAAAAAATACTAAGTGTCTATCGGGTGTAGTTACAATACTAAATGCAGATGCAGTTGGAGCATTAGTTATAATTGTTGCTCTTGTATCGGTAGCACCTGTTGGATTTGAGTTCCATTCGAAACTTTCACCACCATTAATTGTTGCAATAAGCTTATTACCTAAATTATCTAACGACCATAAACCTGGTGCTGTTACAATATCTCCTGATGCTGCAGCGTTCCATGCAAAATAATTAGATGCATCGGTTACAGTATCGCCACTTGAGTGTGACGCAGCTGTTGTTCCACTTGCCCCTCTAGTTAATCCTGATAATGTTCCACTACTATTTGATGTATATGTAATTAGCTCATTATCTATAATAACTGTTCCAGATGATGAAAATGAAGATGAGCTTGCCATAGTTAAAGATGTTGCTGATGTGTTAATGTCCGCAGATAATGTTGATGTAAACTGACCTTGTTTAACACCACCCCATGAACCAAGTCCCCAACCTGTTGATGCAACCTCAACTGCAGGTCCCACTGGATAATAATGTTTAACTCTAATACCACCAGATGTTGATGCACCTGATCCTGCTTCGTTTGAACCAACGTTAATAGTAAGTGTAGTATCTGTTGGAATACTAGTTACCATAAATTTATTGTCATCAAAATTTGATGAATTAAAATTAGAATTAGTTATAGATGTAAAATTGTCTAATAATATAATGTCATACTGATTTATATTATGAGCAGATGAAAATGTTAAAGTTACAACTGCTGATCCGTTGGTTGTAGAAAAAGCATTTGTTAATGTTGTAGTTGTTTTAATTGGATGTATATCATAAAAGATACCTCCAGAATAAGCATACAATATTCTATTTGTACCTAATGCTGCATACTTAATACCTGATGTATTTACAAAGTGATGGATAGCTGTATTACGACCAGTAATATCAACTGAGCCTAATTGTGCCCAACCACCTATTTTTTCTGGTGACTGATATCTAAAACGAACATTGTCTCCTGAAACCCATTGACTCTCGCCGCCTGTTGATGTGACTTGTTTATTAAATCCCGGTGCAAATTTTACTTTTTGTAACATATAACTCCATATATTATATATTCCTTATTGGTGGAATACCTAACATCGGCCTTTTGTCAAACCTATTCTTTTCAGCAAAAGGACCATTTACATGGTTATAATGAAGGAAGACTTGTCCGCAGACATTTCCTTCAAGCGGTTCTCTCCAATGCTCTAATTCGCATCCACTATATACTAGCATATCTCCGACATCAAGTAAGACTTTAGTGCCTTCTGGTGCTTCGGGCTTATGTATGTTTTTATACTCGTCTATAACGTTGTCAGCCCCCGTGCCATCTATAAATATTGGCCATTTATCACCACCTAAATGAATGGTAGTAGATATTTCACAACTAGGTCTATCTTTATGTCTTCTTAATATATCTCCGTGTTTATATATTCTAGCGTATGAGTAAGTTGGAATTAAATGTAGTCCTGTTTCTTGTTGCATTTTTGGTAATACTTTCATCAGTAATGTTTCCATAACAGGGTCAGCGTAATGAGAGTAAGTGTTTGGAACTTGTTGATCTGTCCATGTGCCTAACATTCCTGTGTCATATGTAATATTGTTTTGATACATAAATTGAACTGCATCTCGTTTAAGTAAAAAATAATTAAATATAAAGTTAGCTAACTCGTAACTAATTGCATTTTTTATTATTTGGTATTTATTAAACATTAAAATAATAAAAAGTTAAAAGACACAGATATTCTTATGTCATTGCTTTTATTAGGTTCTACTTTATGCCACATCCATGCAGGAAACATTATAAGTCTTCCAGGAATTGGATCATAATAAGTTTCTCGCCACAACTCTCTAGGTAATTTTACTTTTTTTCTATTAGGCATACATTGTTGTGATCCAGGTCTTGGATCCATTAAACCTAATCTTCCAGAATTAGGTTGTCCTTTTACATAATAAACGCCAGAAAACAATGAATTAGGATGTATGTGAGATTGATTATATCCACCAGGGGGATTAATGTTAGCCCACATGTTTCCTAGTTTAGGGTTTATGTCCAAATACTCTTCTTGTATAATTTCATTTTGCATTTGAAATAATTCTTTAATTAAAGGTTTATATTCTTTTTTATGATTCATATCAGTTTGTGAATGCCAGCCATTCATATTAGTTTTGTTTACACCTTTATCTTGATTACTCCATTCAATTATTTGTTTTTCTAAATATGTATTTAATTCATTAGCGTTGGGCAAATCTTTAATATAAATAATAGTTGGAAAAAAATATTCTTTAATCATTTAAAAGGTTCTCCTCCAAACCACATAACAAGTGATTGTCTTACACCTTTTATTACTGGTGCTACTCTATGATTTAAAAATGATGCAAATATTATTGCATGACCTTGTTTAAGCTTAACTCTTTTACCAGGTGCCATTAGTTCTAAGTCTCCACCTTCAAATTGATTTTCAGGAGATAATAAACAAGTCATAGATATTTTTCTTACAGGTGGTTCTTTTTCCATAGTAACATCTGTGTCCATATGCCAATCATAAAAACCACCTTCAGGGTATTCTGTAAATTGAGCTTGTTCTGTTATTTGTATATCTCCAAATCCAAAATGATTTCTATTTGCTTTTTGAATAAACATATTAAGATCATCATACATAGGTTGCATTTCTTTAAATGGTATCCAAGAAATAGTTGTTATTCTTTTTTTTGTATCTAATCCACTACCAAGTTTATTCATTCCAACTTGTGCTTTTTGCGGTGGTTGTCTTCTACCACAATCAATAATTTGTTGACATTGATCAGGTGTAAATAAGGGAGTAGTTGTTTCAACTATCCAGCTTTTCCATTTAGGTTCTGTTATTATCATGTTGCACTCCTATTTTTAATAGGGTCATAATTTACATCCATATTACATGCTAATGTTCTTCTGATGTCTGTGCTATTATTAAAAGGATATACACAATGTCTCATGTCATAAGGAAATACATAAAAATTTCTTTCTTTCATAATAGGCCCATAATCAGTATTACAAAACTGCCCTGATGAATTTCCTAAAATTTGTAAAGATCCATTCATAGGTTTTTCTGCCGCTGAATATTCAACACCTGTGTTCTTTGGTAATTTTAAAATCATAACTGAAGACAAGCCAGTAAACAAAGATCCTTGGTGAATATGTACTGGGTTGTATTCATTAGCTTTCATTTCATTTATCCATATAGAATTCATATGCATTTTATATTCTTTAATTTTATTCCAATCTAAATAATGTTTCATAACTGTATAAAACCATTGTGTTACGTTTTGTGGTAAAAAATTATGTGGATGCATTTTATTATTAGGCGCACCGTCAAAAAACAATGAGTGTTCATTTTCAATTTTACCGACTAATTGTGGATTAGCTTTAGGTAATTTATGTCGCTTTGTTTCATATGCGTAATTTAAAATATTGTACACATCTAAAGGCACTTCATATTTTAAAACTGATTGACCTAAAAATATAAAATTAAAATCTAATGTGTTCATATTTTTCTTTTATACGTTGTGGTATTTTTTCTATGTAAGGATTATATTCTTTCTTAATTTCTGTTTTTATTTTATGCATATTGTTTCCAACTATGGTATCATCATAAGGTATACCATTGATATTTATTTGTTGCAAGTTTGTAAATTGGTGTGGGTAATAAGGTATGTCTAAAAAATTATAAACTTTATTTATTTCTTCTCTCGGGTTTTGTACTAAATCATCATATTTTATAAAATGACATATATTAGGATAATTAAAAGAATTTTTAATTGCGTCTAAATCTTTAGCAATAGCTCCATTAATATTCATTAACATAGATAATTTTTCTTCATCGTTTTTACAACCATATTTATTTGGAAAAGCATTAGGATTTTTTGTGTACCATTGCATGTAAGAAGCAAGTACATCCATTAAATCTCTAAGTAATACTACGCACTTAAAAGGTTTTTTAAAATGTTTTTGCATTAAAGCAAAATTACCTGTGGTCATAACAGGCCCACGATCTATAATATATTTTTGTGGCCAATCTCTATAATAATTTACATAAACAGAATTTAACACGTTATCTAAAGATTGATGATCTGGATAATTTTGAAACACATCTGTTTCTTTTAATAAAAATAAATCTTTTACTATCTCTAGTGTAATGGAGTTAGCAGTGCATGCTATATTAGGATTTTGATTTATAATAGATGTAAACAAGGTATTACCCGACCTTGGCATTGCAACTAAAAAGAAAAGTTTTTTAATCCTGTTGTCCGATTGAGTTTTTTTCGAATTCCAGTTTTGCATTTTCTTTCTTTTTATTCTCTATTTGTATGTCTTTTTTAATTCTTTCTATAGACTGCAATTGTCCTAATACATTAAATACTTCTGGTTGACTTGATCCTGATGTTAAAGTTTCTGCCTTATTCTTCATAGTTAAATGATAAGAGTTTAATTGGTGAGTATTAACATTTTTAGTATCAAACGAACCATCATCAAATTTCTTTTTAAACTTAGACCATAACTTTATTTCTCTCATTCTATCTCTTGCCACTAATTGCATAGATGCTTTACTATATACTTTTTCATCTATATCTATTTGTAGTAATTCTTTTTTTAATGGATCTTCTTCTTTCTTTAATTTTTCTTGTAATCTTTTAATTTTTACTTCTGTTCTTCTATAGTCAAAAGAAAGATTCATTAAATTTTCTAAAAATACATTTTGTTCTCTAACACACTGCCAGTATTTAGAAGCTTTTGTTGGATACTTTGCATCATTTAAAACAGAAAACTGCATTTCAGTTTCCGTTCTAAACATTTGTTTTTTAGTCCAGGTGTCTCTTAATTCTTCTGTTAAACCTTTAAATATTTTAACCTCTTCTGGGTCTAGTAAATTATTAAGGTTAGGTGCTTCTTTTTCTATAAGTTCTTTTATGTTTCTTTTATCTGTCATATTAATCCTTTCATTATCTGTAATATAACTATTAATTAATCAAAGTCAATTGTTTTAGCTGCTCTTAAAGCTGTTGTCTCACCTGTAAATTCTTCTGTTGCATTAGAATTGCCTCCACCGAAAATCATTCCTGCTGGTTGTGCTGCTGCAGTTGCTCCTCCACCAAAAGTTCTTGCAGTCGCTATACTAGGTGCTGTTACCCAAGAAGTACCATCGTAATGTTCAGTCTTAGCAGTTGACCCTGAAGGATGTCCTCCAGCTGCGTCCCATGCTGCAGTTTGAATTCCACCACTCATAGCTTGACCCATTCCTCCTGTATTTTTAGCACCTCCAGCTGCATAATTAGTTCCGTCATAATGCCAAGATAAAGTTACTACATTTCCTGCTCCTTCTGGATGTGAAGGTCCTCCTTCACCACCAAATATCAACCCTGCTGTTAACGTTCCAGCAGATCCATGATTATTTAATGATGTTGGCATATCTTCAACTGTGCTCCAGCTTGAGCCATTATACTCTTCTGTTTTAATTAAAAAACCACCAAGTGGTCCAGGGCTTCCTGGACTTGCATATCCACCAGATCCAACTGCTGCTGTTTGTACTCCAAACAGAGTATACTGTCTTCGATTTGTATTTAAATCATCTCCTTCTGCCCAATTAGTTCCATCATATTCTTCAGATACTACTTGATCATTATTTGGTCCTGTAAAACCTCCAGCCACAATTGCTGCAGTTTGTGTTCCACAACCAGATACATACCCTCTTCCTGTATTTAAATTATTTACTTCAGTCCAAGATGAACCATCATATTCTTCTGTTAAACCTACGTAGTTTGGACTTGCAGGGGGCTGTCTTCTACCAGCACATAATCCTGCTGTTTGAGTACCTGCTCCCGCCATACCAGTTCCAGCAGTACCTAAATTTTCACCACTAGACCATGCACCAGCAGTTGTTGCAGAGGTAGATATATTCCATTCTTCTGTTGCTGCTGAAAAAGGTGGACCATCTCCTCCTCCAAAAGCAAGAGTAGCTGGGTTTGACGCTGATAAAGAACCAGCTAAATGTTCTCTAGCTGTTGATAAGTCTGCTAATTCAGTCCAAGAAGTTCCGTCCCAAGATTCTGTTATGCCTACAACAGCAGTAGAACTTTGTCCACCAAACGCTAAACCAGCAGAAGTTGTTCCCGATGCTGCTGCGTGAAATCTTGCAGTATTTAAATCTCCAACTTCAGTCCAGCTTGAACCATCCCATGATTCAACACTAGCAACTAAACTTGGTGATTCTCCAGAAATACAAAGTGCAGCTGTTTGAGTTCCTAAACCAGCAACAAAATCTCTTGCATCATTTAAATTGGCTACTTCTGTCCAACTTGAACCATCATAAGTTTCTGTTTCATTTTTTTCAGTTGTGGTAGGGTTACTACCGCCAAAAGCTAAACCTGCAGTTTGCGTGCCTGCTCCTGCTAATGCTCTTCTAGCTGTATTTAAATTATCTCCTTCAGTCCAAGAAGATCCATCATATTCTTCTGATTCATTTCTTAAAGTTGTAGCAACTCCTCCAAAAGCTAAACCTGCAGTTTGTGATCCAGCTGCTGCAAGAAGACTTCTTGCGGTGTTTAAATTTCCACCATTAGCCCAACCACTTCCATTATATTCTTCTGTTTCATTTGCTGCGGCTGGTTTTAATCCTCCTGCTGCAAAAGAAGCAGTCTGTGTTCCTGATCCACAAAGTTTAGTTCTACCTGTACTTAAAGAAGCAGTTGCTGACCATGCACCAAGTCCAATGTGTGATGCTATAGAAAAACCACCAGAGTTATAAAAAATTTCTCCTTCAGTAGCTCTGTCTCCTGTTGTAGCAGCAGATAAATATTTTACTTTTAAACCTTTAAGTGATTGGTAAGTTGACATTTAAATTCCTTTAGGGGATTGTTCTAAAACTTGGCTTTGATCCAATTCTTATAACTTTATCATCTGCTGATTCACCATCAACATTATCATTATCCCAAGCTGTTCGTGCAAGATCATCGGCAGCTTTAACTAAAACTTGTGCTTCTGCTTTAGTTTTTTCTGTGCCAGATTTATCAGCTAACCAAGTTGCTCCTTTTTCATTAGCACCTATAACCCAAACATCTACAGCATCAGATCCATCGTGTCCAGAGTAACATCTTAGAAAAAAATTTCTTCTATTTTCATGAGTGAAGAAACCTTTCCCTGTGTTATTTGCCGTGCCATATATAAATATTGCCATATTAATCCTCCTTGT